GTATTCTTTTTCCATCTGTATAAGATAATATATCCTTAAATTTCTTTCTATTTTGAAGATACGTTATATATTTGGATAGTTTATTTTTTAAACTTACAGCATCTTCTAGTGCTTTTTCATCTTTGGTAACTTTGTAATTATTTTTATATGCCCTTATTAAAGACTCATCTTCTTTGGATTCGTCTAAACTTAAGTAATTCAAATAATCTTCACAGAATTGTTTTTGTTGCTCTGATTTGGGAGTTTCAAAATCTAAATAAGTGTAACTATCTTTAAATAGTTTAGGCTCTAATATAGCCATGTGTATTTGTGTTCCTCTTACTAGATATCTTTTCTCCTCTTGTTCTAATTCAGAATCAAGAAATCTTTTAAATAATAGTGGGGATTGTTCGAAATATTTTAGAGAAGAACTACTTATTCGTTTCTCTTTATAATATTGTTTCTCTTCCATATTAATATTTCAATTAAATGGTTCAAAAACATCATTTTTATTATCATATCTCATTAACCATGGTAAAGTCTGACCCATATCTGTTGGCTGATAAGCATATTTTAATTTGCATTTTTCACAAGTATATGAAGCTGTCCATTCACTTGCATAATCAAAATCTCCATTAGAATTAAGATTGCCTCCACATTCTATACAAGTATTTGGAAAACCATGACTACCTGGCCCAAATGCTTTATTCATATCTTTATATATTTTTCTTCCCATAAACTGTTTTTAATATATCAATAATGCATTCTTCTACGTGTGATTGATTTTTAGGCATGTATAGATGCACTAACATATTATTCATTTTTAAATAATATTTAAATAGTTTCCATTTAATAGGGAAACTTTCATTAGGATGACCTTTACATTCTATTATCCAACCATCTTTTAAATTAACAAAATCTGGTTTATATTTAATAGCCCGAACTACTTTTGATTTATTACCAAATGACCATTTAGATCCTTTCTTATATGATTCTGCACATGTAGTATCATATTCAAATTTAGGCATTAATTCAAATGCTTGTGGTTCGTATTCAAATTCTAAACCATATTCTTTTAATTTCTTATAACAGTATACCTCAAGTTTACTTTGAAATTGTATACCATCATAATTTATTTTCTCTGCATTACGAACTTTTTTGTTTGCTGGTTGAGTAGCTTTGCTACTTTTTTTAACCTTTTTCACAACTCAAAATTTTCTTTAACATTTCTTTTGTTTTTGTAATTTTATAGTTCTTTATAAAATCACTAATATCCTTTATTTTAAACATACTCTGATATTCTACAGGAATATAAGTATATGGTAAAGAATATGTATCTGCTAATTTTTTAGCTCCATCTATACCTGCTTTGTCATTATCGTAGAATACTATAATTTTAGTAAATCTTTCTTTAAGATTAAACATAACATTTTCTGGTATAGGTGTATTTTCTCCACAAGGAGCAATTGCTGTATAGCCTAATTTATCTAATACTAATACATCTTTTTTGCTTTTAGTAATGATTAATAAATTTCCATACTTAGGTAATTGCTCTAAACCATGTATATCATATATACTTGTATTTGTTCTAAATTTATTTTTCTTATCGCCATATGGGCAATAGATTTGAAATTTATCAAATACTTGATATGCATATAATGGTTTTTCTTTTGTATAAAATATTGAAGATACTATATCATTAACCCAAAAAGTAGCAATAGGATATACATTATATTTTTTAAGTATATCTCTATTTATATAATATTGCCCCCAGTATTGATCGTCTATATCTGTAAAATTTTTCTTTTGTACAGATATAACTGTCTTTGTTCTACTGTAACTTTCTTGTATATATTTACCTTTTTCAGTACAAGATATATTAGCATTTTCGATATCACTCAATATTTTTTTGAGTGCATCATTATATGAAATGTTAAACTTTTCACTGACAAATTGTACTACATTACCTGTCTTGCCAGTAGCTTGATCTTTCCACATAAGATTTCCTCTTATACTAGATTTATATACACCAAAAGATGGATGTATATCTTCTCTTAGTGGAGAACGCATGACTTTACCAATTTTAAATTGGTCTCCTATGTAGAATGAATATATATCATATTCTGTAGTTAATTTTAAAATATCTTTAAGATTATCTACTTCTACTGTATTTTCTAAATCATACATAGGTTTAAATAAATGGGGCACTGCTAACCCATAATTTTAAAGTATTAAATACTTGAGCATGCCTGTGCCCCATGAATTTATTTAGAATGGCAGTTGATTTATATCTTCTACCACTGATTCTTCAGAAGTTTCTACTTCTTCGTCAAAAGGATTTTTACTTGTTTGGATAACATCAGCTTTTGTCTTAGCTATTTTATCGTCAGCACTTAATCGTAGATTAGAGTTATCTTTTTCTACAAGCATACTTTCAATAAATGGTACATAATTTGGGAACGTTGTAAAGTTCTTATTATTATATACTATTTTAACTCTAAATAATTTGCCTTTGTAATTATCTCCAATGGCTCTTATATAGAATTTAGCTAATTCTTCAAATGTTTCTGCTTTAAATTTAAGAGCAGATTCATCTACAAATTTTTTACCAATGTGTAACAATCGTTTTACTAAGTTGGCCTGCTTCTTTTCTAACACTTCTTCTGGTTTTTCTCCAGATCCAAGTACAGGTTTCCATTCGGTGTGGACAAATGTCTGTCCATCTTCATTCATAAAATGCAATGCTATAAATTCATTACCATTTTTAGATCTTTCGTAAACGATTGGATATGAATCGTCTGGTTTTGCTAATCTTATATTTTCATGTATACCTGGTTGTATATATGATAATCCGTTCTGTTCGGTTTCTATTGGTTTTGTTGTATCGTACATAATTACTCCCTATATTAATTGTTATTCTTTCTCAAACGGTCTAAAAATTCTTTAGCGTCATTCGGTGACTCTTGTTCATTCTCATCTAACAAAAACATAGGGGGAGTTTTTGCTGACGACTTGCCATCCGAATTTAGTGTGAGAAAATATTCTCTTTTTTTATCCGCCATTAATTTCATGTCTGCATAGTGAACGATAGTAAATTCTTTTTCTACCATACCTTTCCATTCACGTCCTTTAACGGCTATGCGTTTTTCAACTGCACCTTCTTCATTTTCTACCCACTCATAATGAGCAGTTACGAAAATATCTTTAGGATATCTACGAATGACATACATCAGTTTCCCGATTTCTTCATTGTACATATTCCAAACATCAAAATTCTTTTTAATTTCTCTTGCTGTTTTAAGTAGGCTTTCTGCATAAGCTGAAAAACTATCCAATACCACTTCTGTGATATTTGGATCTTTTGCGAATTCTATTAATTTCTGATATGTTTCTATCCAATCTTTTGGTGTTGAATAATGTTTAAACTTATTAGGAAAAGGCAATGGTTTATTTTCTACATTTATGTATCCACATGTTTCCGGATTCATATTGCGAAAAGACATTGTTTTACCTTTACCTGACATACCTACTATAGCAACTTGATAAGTTTGTTTTGCCATAATAGTTTATTAAATATTAAAAAAGGGGAACACACAACATCTGTAATGACAGAGTATGGTTCCCCTTGGGTTCTGTCATTAAATTTCTACAAGGTAGCCTTTACCTGTCCAGAATTCACGTGCAATTTCATACCTTTTACCGTCAATGAGTGTATACTCATATCCAGTAAAGTAATCTTTGCGTATTCTGTATCTGTCAAAGCCAACCTTTACAAAATTATTGAAAACAGTTACCTTCCTCTTTTTTCTTGCAACAGGAAGATTTATTTCGATTTCAATTGTCATTTTATTGGTTTCTTTTTTCGGTTTATCAATACCTTCGAGATATTCGATAATTCTTTTGACATTTAGTATATTCATATTATTGATTTTAAAAATTTAACATTGTGTAAGGATCAATCTCATCTATTCTGTTATATTTTAAGTTATTTTCAAAACTTAAAAACTTGGGCTCACCCTCTCTATTTTTTAGAATGTGCATATAGATCATGTTCTTGACGGGTAATTTCTTTGAGCCATATTCACTTATTCCTATAATTTCTGGGCGATGTAAGACTATTACGTAATCGCTAGGTTGAAATAAAGAATCAGAACCAAATATATCTCTACGCATTGGATAATGCATAGCTGGATTATTAATTCTATCTTTATCTTCTATTTCTCTGTTTAATTGACTTAATTGAATTATGGTAATTCTACCATATTTCTTTCTTTCCATAAACATTTTTTGTAGGCTAGATATTATCTCACGCTCACTTTCGCCAGAATTACCTTTAGTAAGTAAAGTGTGATCTAATATAACTATAACCCATTTTCCTTTTATTTGTTCTAAGGATTGAAAAGAGATAATTGTATTTCTTATTTCTTCAACAGTACCTGGGCAATCTACAAAGTAGATAGGATATTGCTGAATTTTACCAGCTTGTTTGAAGATCTCTTCAAAGTCGACATCAGATACTTTATAAGCATCGTCAGTATTGGAAGAACTATATAATTCGGATGTAGTTCTATTTAATTTATAAGATAGAGCTCTTCCGACTTGTCTTGAACTTAACATTTCAAAATTGAAGTTAAGTATTACAAAATTTTCATCAGGATTTAATTCAAATAAATCAATCTGTAAACTATTTACAAAACTAGACTTTCCTGAACCAGATATTCCACATACACTATATATTGTATTAGGTTCTATTCCACCCATACAATTTCTGTTAAATTTAGTCCATTTTGTACGTAATGATCTAACTTTACCTGTTCTGCGATTATCTATATAATTTAGAATTTCTTTAGTAGCATCAGATATATGTTTTATATCTAATTTTTTATAGTCTACTTTTTTATTCAAGGTCAGTTCCATATGTATTTACAGGTATTACTGATTTATTTATTTCATCCTCATATGATTTCCATGCTTCTTGTGTTAGCCATTTACTCATTCTTGGCATAAATTTCATGGAACCATCTCTATTTCTTTTCTCTACTTCAAAATTAAGACATTTGAGTATATGTTCATGCGAAGCTCTACTATTTTTAGTTGTTTTTATATATAGTAGTTTACATGATTTTTGATCGGTTCTTAAATAATCTATTACTCCATCTGTTCTTATTACACTAGATGGATAAGCTTCAAGAAGCTCTTCAAATATATCATCTGTTTTTAATTTTGAATTTAATTCATTACCTAGTTTACAAACACTATAATCATATGAATTTTTTAGGTAACTTGTAGATGTTAGATATTTTAGAGAAATAAATTTTCTGAATGTGTTTTCAGATTCGTCCCTAGTATAATTTTCTTTTAAAAACTTTTCTAGTAGATCGAATTCTTTGTGTTTTATTAAGGTAATGATAAAGAATTCATTTGGTGTTAGTTTTAATTGTTCTAACAACGCTACTGAATATTCTATTATCATTTATTTTTTTAATTTTTTAATAATTTCATCAATAGAATAAATATTTAAATTACAAGCTTTAAATCCTACATCCATACGGTTTTTTCTTTCGGTAGATTTACCATGAGAGTGACCATGTAAATGTATAGATCCTTGATTCATTCCCCACCAACTTTCTATTGGTGAATGATATAAATGAAATCTTATTTTATTATAATCAAAAGTATAATGAAATTTGATCCATTCAAATGAATCTCTTAAATAAGCAGATTTAGTAATTGTTCTATGATCATGATTACCTTGTATTAAATATTTTTTCCCATTAAGTCTTAATAAAAATTCATAGATTTGACCATTTGTTCCACCAACAGCAACATCTCCTAATATATATACTTCATCATCTGCAGTTATTCTACTATTCCATGCTGTTATGATAGATTCACGATATTCCTTTAGATCTTTAAAAGGAAGATTGTCATACTCTATGATATTTTTATGAAACGCATGTAGATCTGCAGTAAAATATATCATAATAATGTATCTAGATTTAATAATGTTTGTATTTCTCTTTGTTCTGTTTCCTCACTAGATTCTTCAAAACTATTAGTTCTAGCGTATGAAAATTGTCCTATTTTATTTAACAAATTTTCAACCATTTCGTAGTTTCCTGTCCATCTAGCAGTATGTAAATTTATTAAAAGTTTTTTTAATATTTTATTTTCTTCTTCAACAGATAGTTTTACTAAATTTGTCATATTAAATTGTATTTTTTTCTTAGCCTTAATTCATCTTTAAATATATAATAATAGAAATTATATTTATTTACCCATTTTCCATTTAATATTGCTTTTATATGATCTGTATTCATATCAGCAATATATATATTCAGTTTTTGGTAATTTATTCATATTTTTATCATAATTTCTACCCCATTTAAGTAAATGTCTTAATTTATAAATATCAGTATAGTAACCCTTATTTATAAATTTATTAATATCTCTTTTAATTCTGTAATAAAGAATATGTAATTGAAAAACAATAGGTATTTTCATATTAAAATAGTGTTAACTGTGGATTAATAATTGTGTCAATAATTTTTTGTGTTTCTTTAATATAGTAACCATAATCTATATTATAATCTGAAATATCCTTAATATCTTTATTGTTGTTTAGTATAGTCACTTTACGTCCAACACAATAATTTATATATTTATTATTTTCTTTATCTACTTTATATAAAGTACCACCGTTAGTAGAAATATAAAATCTTATAGATCTTTGTAGTTCTTCTATTTTATGTAAATTATTTTCTAATGTATGAAATTCGTTGACAAATTTATTATCAACTCTTTTAGCAGTACAAAAAGCATATATATCTTTTTCATTATATATAGTACTTTCTATTGGTATTTCATCTACAAAGAAATTATATAATGCTTTAGAGACTATAGGCTTATCTATACCTTGTCTTAATGCTATCTTTTCATATTGTAGAAATTCACCTTTTTCTTTAATTGAACCATTTGGTTTAATAGTGATATAATTGTTGACATCTCTTCTAACATATTTTTTATATTCTGTATATTCTAAGTCAAAGTTGGTTTGTTCCATCCAATTTTCGCATGTAGATATATATTTATCGTATTCATTTTCAGGTACTAATGTTATCAATCCATCAGTATTTGCTGATATTACTTTAAACCCTGCTTCAGATAATTGCTCTATAAGCATTAACATAAATAATTGACCATTTATAGTTACTCTTAATCCCACTAAAGGATCATATAACCAATGATGTTCGAATAATGTTTTGCCAAATACAGAGTTTACTAGTATTTTTAATACATATGCTTCGGTATCTCTACCTTCTTTTTTAGCTTCTAACCTTTGATCTATGATTTTTTTATACAAAGATACAAAAGTTCTGTTTAAATGTGCTGGATATAGGTTATTATTTATTATCAAATTTGGATAAAATGATGCTATATCACAGTCTACTATTTTAACATTATCTTTATTTATGAATACACCAGGTAAATCATCTGAATGTATGCCACCTATACCTAATTTGTACTTAACTCCATTAAATATAACAGATTTGTTAAAATAAGGTTGATTCTTATAAAATACCTGAGAGCGTATTTCTTTTAGTAATTCTTTAAGTATTGGTGTATTAAATTTAATTTCTGGGAATACTACATTTTCATAGTGTATAACATTTCTATTTGTACGCATTTCTCGTAGTTCTCTTATAGATATGCCAGATGTATCGCTATACATTTTTTCTAATAAACGATTAGCCATACCACTATCTGGTTCACTCATAAGATCAAGACCGTATTTTTGTCCTACTTCCCATCTTACGTTTATATCATCTTTTAATACATGATATAATTTTTCAGTTATTTCAACATCATTTAAATTATATTTATATATCTCATTTATATCTTCATCTTTTACTATTTCTTCTGGTTTAATTGGGGTGTCTTGCACTACTGGCCAATTTATATTTACAGCTACTAATTTTAAAGATTTATGTTGAGTGTTACCTACTCTCATTAAATCCACAGATTGAAATGGTAATTTATACTTGTATTCAGTATCTGCTTCATTAATTATAGATAACATAAAATTATAAATTGTTTTAGTTCTTTCTTCTATTGAGAATATAGATTGCAATTCATAATTTGAATATATATAATTTAATATCTGATTGTCGAAAGACTTATTGTTATAACCAACAAGCCATTTATTCTTTTTTGTTTTAAGAAAAGCAATTAGCTTATCTGTATCATCTTTATGATTCTGTTCATTCTGATAACTATGATATAAAATATAGTTCTTAATACTTTTAGATTTAACGTTTTTGAACGTTACCCCAAAATAATTTGGGAATACTTCTATATCATATATATAAATCATTAACAAATTTCTCCTATTAATACTTCACCTTCTTTATATTCATCTATTGTATAACCTTTTGGTAAAATATTTAAATCAAATGCATTTTTCCATGTATGATACATTTTCATTTCAAATGATTCATATGTTTCTCCATCATTTCTTATATTGAATGGATTTTTCTTAGCTATATTAAAAAGATGGTTTAATAATAAAATTTTAGCTTCTTCTGTATTTTTAGCCATGACTGTGTATGTCATGTCATAATTATTTGGATTAAAATAATATAAATTCATTTTAAGGGTATTTACAGGCGATTTAAGGCACTTTCTAACCACCAGTAATATCTTTCTATAGTCTGATGTGAAAGTGCCTGTAAACCACCTTATTTTGCGTTTACAGAGATTACTCATCTCTGAACTTTCACGCATAGTATTTTTAAAAAAGTAAGATAATGTATTAGTTAAACGCATAATCTCACTGTGAAGTTACATCAAATTAGGATGTTTATTTGACGTATTTTGTTACCATGTACCATTAGGTATTGCACCATAGGGAGATACATGTTGATCTTTTTCAGATCTGTATATATGTACTCTTTTACGATCTTTGGCTCTTGCATGAACGTAAGCCTGATCATATAAATCTTCAAGTCTTTTTGGAGTAGCATATGTAGATATCCATGTTTCCCATGTGTAACCTGGTTTAAGTAAAAATGGGGTAGGTCTGTATGGTTGCATTATTTTAACTGGTACACTTCTACCATCTTTAATGAAAACCTGTTCTATATGAATAGAAACTTTGTCTTCATTTTTGATAGTGATGAAAAGATTTCTTTCAGAGTCTGGTTGAAAGTGACCTATATGAGTTGTTACTTTGAGTTTTTTCATTTGATTTTATTTATTTTCGTACTGGCCAGTCCATACCATAAAATTAGCAAATACTCCTACGTCTTTAGACCATAGAAATGATTCACCACCTGGTACAGCGTCTGTAAATAAGTTTTCAAAATGCCATTTATCTACTGGAGATAGAGCAGTTATCTGACGACAAACTACACCACCACTAGTAAATAATGGTACTATTTTTACATTGTGTTTTTTATGTTGATCACCATGGTGCCATTCTCTAAATTTAGACTTGCCCCATAGTTCAGGGAATGCTTGAGCTAAT